CAGGCCGAGCACCGGCAGTGCATGGGGCAGCAGCCATGAGCGCCGACGAGCTCCCGATGTGCTGCCGCGCCTGCGCGCACAAGCAATCGCAGTACCTCTACCCAGCCTGGACGCATCGGTGCACGAAGAACAAGCCGATGGTCGATGGCTGCCGCTGGAAAACGCCCCGCACGCATTCCGAGGTGAGAAATGAGCGAAAAGATTACTGACATGGCTGCCTGGCGCGCTGCGCACGCAAAGCCGATCACGGACGCCTGCCGCTGGTCCGAGGCGATCGAGACCGTCTGGCTCACGAACCTGCGTATCGCCTTCGCCTGGCAGCGCACGGCCCTGCGCGCGATGGGGCTGCAATGAACCAGATCGCCGCCGTGCTGCTCGCCGCCGTGCTGACGGCCTCGCACCTGACGGCCTACCACATGGGCCGCCGCGCCGAGGATGCCGCCAAGCTCGACCAGGCGCTGGCCTACGCCGCCGAGATTGTCGAGCGCCAGGGCAAGGTCGATGCGCTCGCCGCGGACCTTGAGGCCGAGCGCGCAAAGCGCATCCCGAAGAACCGCGTCATCACGAAAGAGGTTGTCCGCTATGCGCAACTCCCTGCCGATCGCCGCTGCACTCTCGATCCTGCTTGGCGCTTGCTCCACGACGCCGCCGCAACCGGCGAGCCTGCCGACGCCGCCCGCGTGGCTGCTGGTGACGCCGAGCCCGTTGCGGACGCTGCCGCCCTCGAAACCGTCGCCGGCAACTACGAAGCCTGCCGCGAGTACATCGAGCAGATCCGCGGCTGGCAGCGGTGGTGGGACGAGGTGAGCCGGTGATTGGAAATAGTGACATCGTTTCCTAGAAATGTCCGCACCCGCCCGGCACGCTGCCGGGCATGAAAGCTTACCCGCACCTTGCAGCGCGGATCTTCAACACCCCGCTGCTGATCCATCCGCAAAAGCTCGACGCGATCATCGCCGGCCTGGGCGGTCGCCTGATCGGTGCGGACACACCCCTGATTCACGTCGGAACCGAAGCCGCCACGCTGGCCGCTGACCTCTTCAGCACCAAGCGCGGCGCACGCGCCGAGAACCGCGGCTATCAGGTCAAGGACGGCGTGGCCGTGATCCGCGCATCCGGCGCGCTGGTGCACCGCTCCCGCCTTGAGGCCGACAGCAGCTACCTGCTGGGCTACAACGACCTGGCCGCCGACGTCGAAGACGCGATGGCCAACGCCGACGTCCACGCCGTGCTGCTCGAGATGGACTCGCCCGGCGGTGAAGCACAGGGCGCGTTCGAGCTCTCCGACCGCCTCTTCGATCTGCGCGGCAAGAAGCCGCTGTACGCGATCGCCGACAGCCTGGCCGCGTCCGCCGCGTACCTCGCCGGCTCCGCGGCCGATGAATTCCTGATCACCAACACCGGCTACGCGGGCTCGATCGGCGTCGTGATGCGCCACGTCGATTTCTCCGCCGCACTGGCCTCCGATGGCATCCGTGTTACGCACATCTTCGCGGGCGCGCACAAGGTCGACGGCAATCCCTACGAGCCGCTGCCGGCCGCCGTGCGTGACGACATGCAAGCCGAGATCGACGGCCTCTACACCCTCTTCGTAGATGCGGTCGCGCGCAACCGGCGCATGGACGCGCAGGCCGTGCGCAACACGCAGGCGCGCACCTTCCGGGGCGTGGCTGCCAAGGCTGCTGGTCTTGCCGATCGCATCAGCACCGTCGACGCCCTCATCACCGAATTGGCCGGGCAGCGCGCCCGGTCGTATCCAGTCGGGCAGTCCGCCCGCGCAACTGCTCAACCAGGAGAAACCCTTATGAGCGATCCCCAGAAGCCGGCGGGCACTACCGATCAGCCCGCCGCCGGCCTCACACAGGCCGACCTCGACCGCGCGCGCGCCGAAGGCGTGCAAGAAGGCGCCAGCGCCGAGCGCGCCCGCGTCTCCGCGATCCTTGGCCACGAGGCCGCATCGTGCTCGCCGCTCGCCCTGCAGTGCATCGGCACCGGCCTGACGATCGAGCAATCCACCGCGATCCTGGGCGCCGCACCGAAGGCTGCCGCACCGCAGCCGGCCGCGGCCGCCTCCGGCTTCGCTGCCGCGATGGCCGCCATCGGGAACCCGGACGTGTCGGGCCTCGACGGCAAGGGCGCACAGAACGACGAAGCGGCGCTCGCCGCTTCGATCCTCGCCGCCTTCCGCTGATAAGGAGCAACCCAGATGGACTACAAGACCAAGTTTGCGACCGAGGGCACGTACACCCCGGATCGCCTGATCGCCGGTAACGCGCACCTGCTGGTGGGCCGCAAGGTGACCATCAAGGCCGGCGCGGACCTCGTGCGCGGCGCGGTGCTGGGCACCATCAGCGCGGACGGCGCCGACAAGGGCAAGTGCAAGCTGTCCGCCTCCGCCGCCACCGATGGCAGCCAGACGCCGGACCTGATCCTGGCCGAAGACGCTGCCGCCGCATCCGCCGATGTGGTCGCGCTGGCCTATGCCCGCGGCGACTTCGCCACCCTCGCCCTGACGATCGGCGCCGGCCACACCGCCGCATCGATCACCGAAGGCCTGCGCGCCAAGGGCATCACCCTCATCACGGCGCAAGCCTAAGGAGAACCCGGAATGGACATCTTCACCACTGGCGTCCTGCGCCGCGTCGTCGCCGAGCTGCCGCCGCCGCAACCCTTCATCCTGAACTCGTTCTTCGCGCAGGAACAGCGCGAGACGGGCGAAGAGATCCACTTCGACGTCGACACCGGCCGCCGTCGCATCGCGCCGTTCGTTTCGCCGATCGTCGCCGGTCAGGTGGTCGCCTCGCGCGGCTTCCGCACCGACACCTTCAAGCCCGCGTACATCAAGGACAAGCGCGTCTTCGACGGCAACCGCCCCCTGAAGCGCGCGATGGGCGAGCGCATCGGCGGCGAACTGTCGCCGGCCGCGCGCATGCAGGCGATCATGGCCAGCGAGCTGCAGGACCAGCTCGACATGCTGACCCGCCGCATGGAGGTGATGGCGGTCGAGGCCCTGCGCACCGGCAAGGTGACCGTGACGGGCGAGCTGTACCCGACCGTCGAGGTGAACTTCGGCCGCGATGCCGCGCTCACCAAGGCCCTGACCCTGACCGCCCGTTGGGGCGAGTCCGGCGTGAGTCCGCTTGACGATGTGCAGGCGTGGTCGCTACTCGTGACCGAGAAGTCGGGCGCCACCGCGAACACCGTCATCATGGATCTGAAGGCGTGGCAGCTCTTCAGCGCCGACGCGAAGGTGCAGAAGCTGCTCGACCGCTTCCGCGGCGCCGACCAGCTGAACCCGACCGTCACCGGCGAGGGTGGCCGCTACATGGGCAACGTCGGCGACTTCGACATCTGGGTCTACACCGGCTGGTACGAGAACCCGACCAATGGCCAGCTGACCCCGTACCTGCCCGACTACACGGTGATCGTCACCGGCCCGAACCTCGAAGGCGTGCGCGCATTCGGTGCGATCCGCGACGAAGAGGCCGGCTTCCAGGCGCTGCCGTACTTCGCCAAGTCGTGGGTCGAGAAAGACCCGGCCGTGCGCTACCTGCTGATGCAGTCGGCGCCGCTGATGGTCCCGTACCGCGTCAATGCCGCGCTGTGCGCGACCGTGCGCTGATCGGGGAGGGTGACGACATGAAGCTGATTGCGCTCGTTACCCTCGTCACCCCCGGCGGGGAAATCCCGCCCGGTGGCGAGATCGACATCAAGGACGAAGCCGAGGCCGGCGCGCTGATCGAGCGCGGCTTTGCAGAGGCTGCGCCCGTCGAGCCCCCGAAGGCCAAGGCTGCCAAGTGACGCTGCTCGCCCCCTTCGCCGCGATCGAGGCACGCCTGGCGCAACAGACCAGTGCGATGCTCTCGAACGTGGTCGTCTATCCCGATGCCGCACCTATCTTCGTCGCCGAGTTTGATGCGATCGATGGTGACGCGCTCGACATGCTGCAGATGGCCGACATGCGCATCGAGTACCTGGCGAGCGCGGCGGATCTGAGCGAGGGGGCGCTGCTCACGATCAACAGCGTGCGCTATCAAGTCGTGGGCCTGCCGCAGCGCATCGGCCCGCACATGATGCGTGCGCAACTGGCCGAGGTGCGCGAATGACCGCCTTCGGCGCCATCGCCACCGCGATCCGGGCGCATCTGACCGCCGCCCCGGCGCTGCTGCCAGCCGACCGCGTGATGATCAATCGCACCCTGCCGGTTAAGGCCTCCGGCGCCGCGATCGTCATCCGCCACCTACGCGCCCGCGGCGACGACCTCACCGTGGGTACTTACACCTGGGTGAGCGACTACGCCGTCGAGTGCTACCCCCGCGGCCCCGCGGGCACGAATCCAGCCGATGCGATCGACACCCTGCTGGCCGACACCTGGGGGCGCTTGGCGCTTTTCCGGGCGCCGGCCTTGGGCGTGATCGATGCGCGCCTGGAGCCCGAAATCCAGTGGCAGTACGAAGAGGGCGACGGCGTGTTCGCCGCCGCCACGGTGCTGCTGTCCGTGCGCCACCGCACGCTTGCAAGCCAGCTCGAATGGACACCGACATGAGCAAACAGAAAG